GATTGGTTGGAAGCCGGAAGTGGAATTGAGTTTGGAGGATTTCTTTTCATGAAAGACCACTTTGAATACATACCAGGATGCCATATTGTTCCAGGTCATTTGGTGCATTGTACCCGGTGCGGAGCAGAATACCCCAGCACCAGGAAAGTCTATGGGCGCCGACTTGTAGGCCCCGGTCCCCACTATTGGATGTGGTATTGTGCCATAGATAATTGTTATGGTAGTGGCAACGATATTGTGCCTGTGAGGGTGATAGAAGATAGTCATTGACTTTTTTGTGTGGATATGATATTATATAACGAATGGAGGATGTATGCGTTTAACCTATGAGCAAATTGCCGAAGCCTGTCATGAAGCCAATCGTGCGTATTGCCATGCCTTGGGAGACTACACCCAGTTGCCTTGGAGCATGGTGCCTGCGAATATCAAGCAATCTGCCCTGGATGGGGTGACCTTTCATTTGGCGCATCCTGATTCCAGTCCTGACGCGAGCCATACCAATTGGTATAACTTCAAGAAGGCAGATGGTTGGGTCTATGGCCCCATTAAGGATGCCGATAAAAAGGAACATCCTTGTATGGTATTATATGGCGAACTTCCCGTGGAACAACGCGCCAAAGACTATATCTTTGCAGCACTGGTCGAGACCCTCCGTAAATTTTAACACCACATCAGGAGACATAATGGGCATTTTAGATACGCTGAAAAAGAATTCAACCATCAAGGAAACGGATGTCTTGTCTGACTCCGTGTTATTCAATGAAAAGGATATGATCACCACAGAGGTGCCTATGATCAATGTGGCATTATCTGGGAGTCTGGAAGGTGGACTTGCGCCAGGTATCACAACGATTGCAGGACCGTCTCGGTATTTCAAGAGTAACTTTGCCTTGCTGTTGGCCAAAGCGTATCTGGACAAGTATCCTAAAGATGCCGCCATTCTGTTGTATGATACTGAATTCGGCACACCCAAATCCTATTTCGAGGCATTCAAGATTGATATGGATAAAGTGATTCATACACCAGTCACGGATGTTGAAGTCTTGAAGCATGATATTATGACACAGCTTGCCTCAATCAAAAAAGGCGATCATGTGATCATCATTGTCGATTCCTTGGGTACTCTGGCATCCAAGAAGGAAGTAGATGATGCCTTGGAAGGAAAGTCTGTTGCGGATATGACCCGCGCCAAGGCACTGAAATCGTTGTTTCGCATGGTCACGATCCACTTGCGTATCAAGGACATCCCAATGATTGTCGTGAATCATACCTACAAAGAGATTGGTCTCTATCCCAAGGATATCATGGGTGGAGGCACTGGACTCATGAACAATTCTGATACGGTGTGGTTCATGGGACGGCAACAGGAGAAAGACGGTACCGAACTTCAGGGATACAACTTCATTATCAATGTGGAGAAGTCTCGTTTTGTCAAAGAAAAGAGTCGTATCCCTATTTCTGTGACCTTTGATGGCGGCATTGAGCAATACTCCGGTTTGTTGGAAACCGCTCTGGAATCCGGGCATGTGACCAAGCCGTTGGTGGGGTGGTATCTCAAGAAAGGCGATACCAAGAAGGTGCGCGAAGCAGAGACACTAACCAAGGAATTTTGGGAAAGCATCTTGATCGACCCAGAGTTTCGGAATTTTATGAGGAAGAAATATGAGGTGGCCTATGGGAATATTCTCAAGACTGTATCGGTGGTTGACGAGGAAGAAGACGCCGAAGACGCTGTGTGAAAATGTCGATTATGTTTTAGGTGAGTATATCATTGGGGATGACTCTCCCCCGATCTCTACAGTCAAGCTGTTGACGACCGTATATCGGGGTGTGGAGTATTGTTATCTCAACGTCCGGGTGTCGGAGCATGGCGGAACTGGACAACTCTCCTTCAAATATTCATTCATAGATACAGCCAGCTTTGATAGCGCGAAACTCAAGGTAGATCGTGAGTTTGTGACGATAGCGGGCCAGGTATTGGAATCTATTTTACTGCGGGAAGGCACCACGAATGATTCGATTGGAATTATCAATCCTCAAAAATCTGATTTATAACGAACCGTATCTCCGTAAAGTTCTTCCTCATATTCAGACTTCCTATTTCAGTGATACCTGCGAACGGCTGGTGTTTGAGGAAATCAATCGATTTGTCACCAAGTATAATACTGCTCCCACCCATGAAGCCCTGGTCATTAATCTGACTGAAGCGGTGAGCTTGAGGGAAGAAGAGGTCCGCGGTTCGATTGAAGTTCTCAAGCAATGTTATCAAGACAAGGATAATCCAACTGATGTGCCGTGGCTTATTGATCAAACTGAAAAGTTCTGTCAGGAGAAAGCGATCTATAACGCGGTACTAGAAGTGGTTTCCATCATCGACAATAAAGATGGGAAGAAGAATAAAAATTCCATTCCCGATCTCCTCTCGAAAGCATTAGGCATCACCTTTGATACCCATGTCGGTCACGATTATATGGAACAATCGGATGATCGATATGAATTCTATCATCGTACCCATAAGCGCATTCCTTTCGATCTTGATTTCTTCAATAAGATTACCAAGGGCGGATTTTGGGAAAAGACACTGAACATCCTATTGGCAGGGACAGGGGTTGGAAAAACTTTGGTCATGGCCCATATGGCGGCGGCCGCCATGTCCATCGGTAAAAACGTCCTATACATCACATTGGAAATGGCAGAAGAACAGATCGCCAAACGGGTTGATGCAAACCTCTTGAATGTTCGGTTGGATGACATCTTGGCGGTGAGTAAGGATGACTATACCAGAAAGTTCTCTGCACTCAGAAGTCGGACTCAGGGTAAACTGATTATCAAAGAATACCCCACTGCCGGAGCGTCGACCCTCCATTTTCGGGCATTGGTCGCCGAATTAGCCTTGAAGCGATCCTTCAAGGCGGATATCATTTTTGTGGATTATTTGAATATCTGTGCGTCAGCCAGGATCAAGGCGGGAGGGAATGTCTCGTCATATCAATACATTAAAAGTGTTGCCGAAGAACTCCGAGGATTCGCGGTTGAATGTAAAGTGCCAGTCGTGTCGGCCACACAAACTAATCGTCAGGGATTTGATAACTCAGATGTAGATATGACCGATACCTCTGAGTCTTTTGGTCTTCCTATGACCGCCGATTTCATGTGCGCGATCATTGAGACCGAAGAATTGCAACTCATGGGGCAATACATGATTAAGCAACTCAAGAATCGGTATTCCGATCCCAATATCAACAAACGGTTTGTGATCGGGGTCGATAAAAGTCGTATGAAATTGTTTGATGTGGCCCAGGATGCCCAACTCAATATCCAAGGGTCGGGACAACTCATTGAAGGAAATCAACAACGTATGTTGACCGGACCTGGAGAACCGGCGACTACACACAAAACGATGATCCGAAGGACCAAGAACTTCAACGGAATTAAAACATAAATAAGGAATTGGAGGATATAATGGCTGATCCAACGTCTTTAGCTGAAAGTGCCCAAGCATTATTTTGTGCGCTTGCAGATTATCTTGGTGCTGCTGGTGCCAAGAAAATGTTAGATACTGAGGTCTATCCCACCTTTTCCTCATTTAAGATGGAATGGGAAAAGACTCAAAAATCAATGCCCCTGGCCACGGTATTTTCGACCCATGTAAAAACTCCTGGGGTGACGTTGAGGGACCTGGAGTCGTTTTTTAGTAAAAATCTAGATTGGTATGTCTCTTCGATGAATATCGCAAAGAAGTTGATTAGTGATATCACTGATGTATCAGGTAAGTTCACTCGCATTAAACAACCGAAGTGGTCTGACTTCATCTATACGCGCGGTGATGAAGATGTGATGAAATCGGTTGAGGAATTATTTAAGTTGGCGAACGAGACACAGAAGAAAGCGTCCTCACTACCAGGTGGGAAACATCATCTGGTATTTGGGGATGTTAATAAATGGAGTCCTGCCGACATTTATTTTGCGTCTGAAAAGGCGAAACGAAAAATCAAAACCCTTCTCTTGGAACATCAGAGTCTTCCTTTGGATTTCATCACACTCAACTCCGAAGTGGGTCATTTGATCGATCTAGGGGAATTACTTCCATTGTCGCTTAAAAAGACAACGAAAAAAGAGGTCACAATCCTCAAAGTCAATTTTGATCGGAAGCATGAAATCGACTACATGAGAGAATATGTGTATGCCGGGCATGTTGTGTGGTCGCCATGGGTCAAACCTAAAGCTGATGGGAAAACGGTTAGTAGATCGTTTGAAATATATTTTGATACCACGAATAAAGGTCGGCGTTTGAAATGGCGACACGATGCGTCAACTGCTGCAATGAAATTTGAGGTTGTGGAAACAGGAAAGGAAGCCCGCGAAGGATCGATTGGTTCGGTTTCTATTCTTGCTGATCTTATGTCTATCACCGATGGTAATACCACATTTAGCCGGAAATTCAACACCCTATATGAGACGGGAAATGACAAATATAAGCAACTGGTTCGTACCCCTGTTATGACACAACTAAAAACCCGTAATCGTGAGGCATATGATAGAGCTAGGAGCGAATCTAGTGCGCTCCATGTGTCGAATCCAGTCATTCCTATCTTTAGGGATTGGTTAGAACGCGACAAAAAGAAAAGCACAGAATTTGTTCGTTTGGTGTTTTCGTATATTACTTCCCGTTCCGATTTATCCGGTAAGTTTGTTATTGCCAAATAACAGGAAAGCCACTATGACAACATCCTTTACCTCCTTTATCACAGAATCCGCCGAAGGCAAGAACCTCCATCTTGAACACCTGGAAGATGAAGTCTTTAATGGCGGTGTGACTGGTGCTCGGAGGGCCGTGACCTTTCTGTTGTCTCTCCATAAGATGTTGACAGGTCATGTGGAATCTCATATCAATATCACGACCAAATGGGACGGAGCACCGGCTATTTTTTGTGGTATCAATCCTGACAATGGTCGATTCTTTGTGGGGACCAAAGGGGTCTTTGCGAAGGAGGCGAAATTGAATTATACCCCTGCGGATATCAAGAGGAATCATGCCTCCGAAGGTCTTCAGAACAAGCTGTTGATTGCCTTGGAACATCTACCCAAACTCGGTATTACTGGTGTCCTTCAGGGTGATATGCTGTATACCCACGGCGATCTGCAAAAGGATGTGATTGATGGGGAAAAATATCTCACCTTTCAGCCGAATACGATTGTGTATGCGATTCCAAGTGACTCGGTCTTAGCCAATCGTATTCGCGCTTCCAAGTTGGGTGTGGTGTTTCATACGACCTATCATGGTCCCACGATGGCATCTATGAAGGCGTCCTTCAAAGTGGATATCGGCGCCTTGCGTCATACGGCCGATGTATGGTATCGGGATGCGTCATTTGTGGATCAATCAGGTACGGCAAATTTTACCGAAGTGGAATCAACAGTCCTGGGGGATCTATTAGCCCAAGCGGGCCGGGTGTTTCAGAGCATCGATGGTAAAGTGTTGAATCGAATTTCCTTGGATGCCACGCTGCTAGGACAGATCAAGCAGTACAACAATTCCCTGATACGAGCAGGAAAGGCGCAACCGACCGCCAAAGATCATGTTCTAGCATTAACTCGCTGGGTCGAACAACAGGCCAATGAATCTATCCTACAAGCCAAGCTACCAGCAACCAAACATAAGCGTCTGGCCGAAAAGAGTGAATGGTTGCGGTTTTACCGGTCGTCCTATGCCGAACTGGTCAAAATTTTTCTCTTGACAAATCTGCTGAATGATGCTAAAATACAGATTGTCAGAAAATTGGAAACGGCGAAGTCTATGGGCACCTTCCTTCGCTCTGCCGATGGGGGATTGACGGTGACGAAACCTGAAGGCTTTGTGGCCGTGGACCACTTGAAAGGCGGAGTCGTGAAGCTGGTAGATCGTTTGAATTTCTCTCAAGCGAATTTTAATGCGACCAAGAATTGGACCACATAAGATGAAGTTTGGTGGTTGCGACAAGACGCAAGAGATGATCGATGCCTGGGAGAAGTATACCCGAGACCTCTGGGTCGAGTCCGAAGCCACGGCCCCTCAAGAAGAAGTCGTATATATACTAGGAGAACCGCCCAACCTACCTTTATAATATGGAGTCATTATGAAAGACCTTGTGATCGGTGCTATCAGCAACTACAACTTCGATCAGATCAAACTGTGGGCCAATTCCTTAGAGCAATCGGGGTTCGACGGGTATAAGATGTTGGTGTGTTACAACATCGACAGCGATACCTCCGATCAACTTGCTCGCCGAGGATTTATTCTTTGTGGTCTCTATGTGGATGACTTTGGTACGTTTAGTGCTGATCCTTCATTGTCTATTGTAGTGAATCGCTTCCTCCATTATTGGATCTTCCTGCGCCAACTCTCTCCTGAGATAAAGAATGATATTCGGTATGTTATTGCTACCGATGTCAAGGATGTGGTCTTTCAACGCAATCCCTCAGAGTATTTCAATCAATGGGACAATCAAGGTGAGTCTCCTGCTGTGGTGGCGGCCAGTGAATCGATGCGCTATCGGGATGAAGAATGGGGTGTGAATAATCTTCTTTCTTCGTTTGGACCCGCGGTCGGTACCTCGTTATTGGATGCCGCGATTCATAACTGTGGATCGTTTGCTGCAAAGTTTGAGACGGCATTAGGTCTATTCCTTTCGATCTATCTGTTGTCGAATGGGACCAAACACCATCAGCCTGGGGGTGGCGGGCCCGATCAAGCGGCATTGAACATCTTGTTGAATACCGAAGCTTATCATCGACATTTGTATAGTGCCACATCAGAAGATGGATGGGCTGCACAACTCGGTACGACGATGGACCCAAACAAAATAGGGGTCTATCGACCGCTTCTTTTGGAGCCTGCTCCTATTGTCTTGAATGATCAAGTCTGTACCTCCCACGGCACCCCACATTATTTGGTCCATCAGTATGATCGTGTGCCTGCCCTGAAGGCGATCTATGAGGCCAAGTATGGCAATTAGAATACTGTTTGTAGTCCATCGGTATGCTCCCTATCCAGGCGGATCGGAGAACAATGTCAAGAACATGGCCGAGGAAATGGTCCGTCGAGGCGTAGAGACCTGGGTGTTTGCAGGTCAACACCAGGGGGATCTGAATGGGGTCCATGTGTCGAACAACCTAGAAATACTCCTCCATCCGTGGAATCTGATCATTGTCCATGGCGGCGATGTCAATGTGCAAAACTTTGTCTTGGAACATGCGCCGAATATTCCGTCTCCCATCTTGTATCTGTTGATTCTTCCGTCGAATTCTCCGACCTGTGTGAAGGCCCTCCAGACTGCGCGATATATCGGGGCCTCGACCCTGGCGGATTGGAGGCATGTGAAGAAGCATGGGGTGGAAATGAAGTGTATGCAATACCGTTATGGGATCAATTTGGATGATTCGGTCTCTGAGAGTCCCCAGGGAGCATTTCGGACCCGTTATGGGATCACAACCGAATATATGTTTATTTCCTGTGGTGGTTATTGGCCCAATAAAAATATGGTCCGTTTGGTTGAGGCGTTTCGAAAGGCGAATCGAAAGGATGTGACCTTAGTCCTGACTGGATATGATTGTTGGCAGTCTGCTCCTGTGATTGGACCCACGGACCAGATCAAGGTCCTGATGATGCCAGATCGTCGAGAAGTCTTGGCTGGCATCAAGGATGCAGATTTGTATATTATGCACTCGACCTCAGAGGGATTTGGTATCGTGCTGTTGGAAGCTATGTTGAATCACACACCCTGGGCGGCCTATTTCATGGCAGGCGCAGAAACGATGCGGGATTATGGATTCACTTATCAATGGGAGGAAGAATTGATCGCCTATATGCGACAATTCAAAGGCGTCTCTGATCTCACGCGAGATGAAGCCTACAGCTATACCGTCGGTAATCATACCAACAAACAATGTGTGGATGACATTCTTCTCTTGGTGCAACAATGAAAACAGCACTGATCACCGGGATTACCGGGCAGGATGGATCATACCTCGCCGAACTGCTCCTGGAGAAGGGGTATGAGGTCCACGGCATCGTGCGACGAGTCGCCATAGAAGATCCGAGCCATCGGATGCACCGCTTGCTGCCGTTCAAAGACCGTCTCCATCTTCATGCGGCCTCCTTGGAAAGCTATCCGAGCATTTATCGAGTCTTCACCAAATTACAACCAGACGAGTGTTACCATCTGGCCGCACAAAGCTTTGTCTCCTATTCGTTCGAAGATGAATTCTCCACACTCCAGACGAACATTGGTGGCACCCATCATGTCCTCTCTGCCTTAAAGGATGCGTCTCCCCGTACTCGATTTTATTTTGCTGGATCAAGTGAGATGTTTGGGAAAGTCGAAGCCATGCCTCAGGATGAAGGCACCCGATTTCATCCTCGTTCGTCCTATGGGATCTCCAAGGTGGCAGGATATGAATTGACCCGTAACTATCGGGAAGCGTATGGACTCCATTGTTCCACAGGCATCTTGTATAATCATGAATCACCTCGCCGTGGATTTGAGTTTGTGACCCGAAAGATCAGTTCCACGGTCGCCCAGATTTCATTAGGGCAAGCCACAGAACTGTCCTTGGGGAATCTGAATGCCCTCCGTGATTGGGGGCATGCCAAAGAATATGTTCGGGCCATGTGGCTCATGCTCCAACAGGATACCCCCGATGATTATGTCATTGCTACCGGAGTGGCACATTCGGTCCTAGACTTTGTTCAGGCGGCCTTTGAGTATGTGGGTCTGAACTACATAAATTATGTGACCGTGAACCCCCAGTTCTATCGTCCAGCAGAAGTCGAAGTCTTGCTCGGCGATCCTACAAAAGCCCATAGGAAATTGGGATGGAAACATTCGATTGATTTTACTGAATTAGTGAAAGAGATGGTGGAGTCAGAT